CTACTTCCACTAACAGCAGCAACACAGCGATTACCAGGTTGAAAGTAGCAGGGGGAACAAGAGATACTAGTAGGATAGTGGGATTTTCCACGACACGAGCTGGTAGCAAGCTAGGAGAAACTGAGATGACAGAAGTTGAACTGGAACAGATGTTGGTAGCAGCGGGTTGCAACGCAGAAAGAGTAAGCAGTAAGATGGTGGACAGGAAGATCAAGGAGATTGAGTTCTGCCGGCCGTTCCCCGAGAAAGCAGGGCTGGTTGTTTGTACGCTGCTACTGGAGAATGGATTCACAGTGGTAGGGACTAGCGCATGTGCGAGTTTGGAAAACTTCAGGGAGGAAGTAGGGAAGCAGCTAGCATTCGAGAATGCACGGGAGAAGATCTGGGGACTGGAAGGGTACTTGTTGAAGGACCGGTTGTTCAGAGCAAGCGAAGCAGGAAAGGAAGTGAGAGTGGTATAATAAGAACAAGAACTTATCCATCGCCCCGCAACTTCACAGGAGTCCCGACATGAGCAGCAGCACCCGCGATAAGATCATCGGATACTTAGCAGCAGGAGTGTCGCAAAGTGCGGCGGCACAAGCCGCAGGAGTTTCCGATGGCTACGTTTCCCAACTGATGGAGCTCGACGAAGTACGAGAAGCTATCGCCGCCAAGAAAGGCGACCGGTTGGAGAAACATATTGAGATTGATGAAACCATTGAGAGTGGGGAACAGCTAGCACTCCAGCAGATTGTTAGGAAACTCAAGAGCCCACTGGTACCGTTGAGGGAGGCAGTTCAAGCTTTCTCAGTTCTGAACGGTGCTAGGAAAAAGAGTGAAGCAGGACAGACTAGCAACGGTGCTGCTGGTGTTGACACCGTAGTTTTCGTACTGCCGAAAGCTGCGAAGACCATGATCCAGATCAACAGTGACAACCAGATCATCGAGGTGAATGGAACTACCACAGCTCCACTGCCCAGTAAGGCGCTACCAGCGATGGCGAGTAAGTTGGCGGAAGGGCCAAAGAAGTTGGAACTACCACATGTAGTGGATGTCAAGAGCAGGGCGCAGGTGCGAGATGAAACCAGAGCACAGGCAGTACTGGCAGATATCACTACGGTGATCGGTGGAGTGCAAGTTGTTATCTGAGGCAACTACCCGAGCTAGCGAGGGGATGGATAAGCGCCCTCTGCCACACATAACTACCAGATAGCAGCAGCATGAGCATACTAGCAGAAGAAGCAACTGCGCCCACTGAAGATGCTACTGTAGATGTAGCAGCCGACAGGAGCGAAACCATCGCCGCCTGCAAGAGTAGTCTCGACTTCTTCGCTGCATTCATACTGACAGAGCTCTACGAGTACGGATATCCACCGATACTCAAGGCTATGTGGGAGTTGATTTGCAACAGTGCGCTGCTGACAAAAGGGAAGTTCCGATTCGCACTTGGCATCCCGCGTGGATTCAGCAAGACTATCATGTTGAAGTTGTACGTAGTTTGGGCGGTCCTCTTCACAGATAAGAAGTTCATCCTGATAGTTTGTGCCACAGAACCTCACGTGATTAACTTCATCGCTGACGTCTGTGATATGTTGGATCACCCGAATATCAGACTGCTGTTTGGTGATTGGAGGCTGGCGCAAACCAAAGATAGTGGGACTCTCAAGGTTTTCAGTTTCCGTGGCAGGAACATCATCATCGGTGGCATTGGCCAGGGAGGAAGTCCCAGAGGCTTCAACATCAAATACATTCGTCCAGACTTGATAGTCATGGATGATATCCAGCAGAAAGAGGACTCGCAGAACCAGGAGATGGCACAAGCCCTGATGGTATGGATGCTTGGTACTCTCATGAAAGCCTGTCATCCCAGGAACTGCACTTTCATCTTCGTGGGAAACATGTATCCCTACGAGGGTTGCATACTGAGAAAACTCAAGCACAGCAGGGAGTGGTTAAGCTTGATAACTGGTGCGATCACTGCTGATGGTAAGAGCATCTGGCCAGAGCACCGAGATATTGATGATCTGCTCGAGGAACTAGCAGTAGATACGGAACAGGGACACCCAGAAGTTTTCTTTTCGGAGGTAATGAATGATGAGGAGGCTGGAACAGTTTCGGGAATCGACGTATCGAAGATACCAGATTGTCCCCCACACCTTGATGTTGGATCGGCACAGGGAGGCTGCGTCATTATCGATCCATCGTTGGGTAAGAAGAAGAGCGACGACGTTGCTATCGGCGCAGTCCTGTATTTCGATGGGCTACCAGTTCTGCGAGAGCTCAATATCGGAAAGTTCGATCCAGGGAAAACCATTCAAGTTGCTACGTTCCTTGCTATCAAGTACGGGATGCGACTCATCGTCTGTGAAGCGGTAGGATACCAAGAAACTCTGGTCTACTGGTTCAACGTGGTGTTCGCACAGATAGAAGTGAAAGGCATCCAGGTCAGGACAGTTTCTCCAGAAGGCATGATGAAGAATGCCAGGATTAGGGATGCACTCAAGTTGATGCTAGCAGGGAAGCTGCTTCTCCATCGCGACACTCGGTCTGCTGCCATCTATCAGATCACCCAGTGGAATCCACTGAAGACGAGCAACAAGGACGACATTCTTGACGTTCTAGCTTATGCACCAAAAGTGCTAAATCTCTACCCGACAGAACTTCTGTTGGATGTGACGGACGAATCTATCAGCGAGGACTTTGAAACAGCAAGCTTCGCAGAAGATTTGAAGATTGACTTCTAAGCTGGTAACAGCCACCAACAAGGATCCCTCATGGCTTCTCCTAACACTCCAATGACCATCAGCACCGAGTCACAAGATGCTGTTGTCAGGTATCTCTCCAACTGGCAGTCACTGTACGCCAGCAGCTACAGCATCCGTAACCAGCTCGAGCAGCGAGATCGTGCGTATTACCGTGAGCAGGATTGGAGCAAGGACAATGACAGGGCCAAGAGTGCCAATCAGACAGGAGACATGAGTAAGATACAGAACGTCACTGTGCCAGTAGTGATGCCGCAAGTCGAGAGCGCACTCGCCTATCTTACTGATGTCTTTCTCACTGGTTACCCGATCTTCGCAACTGTCGCACCACCAGCGCACCAGGAAGCTCTCAAGCAGTTTGACGCACTCATCACTGATAACAGCATCATCGGTGGCTGGCCATCAGAACTCATGAAGACCATGAGAAACGGACTCAAGCATGATCTCGGCGCTGTTGAAGTCGTGTGGGAGAAGCGGAAGATCTTCAGCATTGGCACGCCAGAACTGAGCAACATCACTCAGGGCACTAAGCAAGATGAGCTGTACGAGGGAAACTTCATCAAGGACTTAGATCCCTACAACTTGATCCTCGACATCAGAGTTTCTCCTGAGAAGAATCACTTGATAGGAGAAGTTGCTGGCTACACAGAATGTGTCAGCGCTGTAGTTGCCAAGATGCGCATGGATGACTTGGACAAGACCAAGACCATGAACTTCAGGAAAGCATTCGAGAGTGGAAGTGCAGCAGTCTCCACCAGTGCCAGTGATGCAGGCTATTACATCCCAACCATCAACCCTGAAGCGCTACTTCCAGTTGGACAGCGCACCATGGGAACAAACTGGATGGCTTGGGTTGGCCTGGAATCTAAGCAAGCTGGCATCAAGTATCATGATACCTACGAATGGACAGTTCTCTACTGTCGCATCATCCCCGCACTCCTGAACATGCGAGTGGAGAATGCTACTCAGGTGCAGATCTGGAAGTTCATCGTCATCAACCGAGAAACTGTTATTTATGCTGAGCGCCAAACTAACGCTCACAACATGCTGCCAATCGTTGTCTGCAAACCTACGAACGATGGCATGGGCTACCAGAGCAAGAGCTTCGGTCAGAATGCTGAGACCTACCAACAGATTGCTAGTTCCTTGATGAACAGTGGACTGGCGTCGCAACGGAGGAAAGTTTATGACCGGATACTATACGATCCTACTCGAGTGCGTAAAAGTGATATTGAGAACACCAGCCCTGTTGCTCGTATCCCTGTTCGGAATACCCAGTTTGGTAAGGGATTCGAAGGAGCTGTTCAGAGCATGCAGTACTCCGACGATGGCGTGGCGCAGACAATTCAGATCTCCCAAGAAGTCGTACGAATGGCAGAAATCGGCAACGGCCAGAACCGCGTCACTCAGGGCCAGTTTCAAAAGGGAAACAAGACAAGGAAAGAATTCGAGACAGTGATGGGAAATGCCAACTCCAGGCAAGTCATGCAAGCTATCGGACTTGAATACACTTTCTGGACTCCTATCAAGCACATCATCAAGTGCAACATCCTGCAGTTTCAGCAAGCAACTAAGATAGTTGACCAGCAGAGCCAGGAGGAAGTCAACGTAGACCCAACAGAGCTGAGAAAGGCGCTTATTACTTTCAAGATCAGCGATGGATTGTTGAACAGTGAGAAACTGGCATCTCTGGACATTGGAACTCAGATTGTCCAAGCCGCAACTCAACTGCCGATGATTGCCCAGCAGTACGATATCGGTGCCATCGTCAGCTACTTGTGGAAACTACAAGGTGTTGACTGGCTTGATGACTTCAAGCGTGACGAGACTGGACAAGCAGCGTATATTCAACAGATGCAGCAGAATACCATGGCTCGTGGTGAGATGAGAAACCAAGCACCACCGCCACCAGAAGAAGGTGGAATGCCACCAGGACAGCCACCAACAGGAGCACCAGGAGTACCACTGCAATGATACGAGTACAAACAGATCCGTTCTCAATCGACCCAGTTCTCGATTGGGAGGAGAGTGATAGGATTGTAGCAGCAACTCTGAGTCACGAAACTGAGCAGCGTTTCCTGGAACTCGCACGAGAGCTCCGAGCAACTCTGATGGCGGCGCCAATGATCGGCAGTCCCGAAGAGCAAGCACAGATACGATCAGAAGCAACGTACCTGCGAGGGAAGTTTGACCTGCTTCTGTCACTAGTAGAAGAAAGCAAGGAGGCGAAAGTACAGCAACATCTGGTCTAACAGCGGAACTCAACTCTAACTCACATCCAACCAATCATCTGGAGTTAATCATGGCATTCTCATTCACATCTCTTTTCGGCGGTCTCGGTTCTGGTGGCATCGAGCATTCTGGTGGTGGCAAGACTACGCCACTTCCTGCTGCTGATCCACAATCACAGTTGTCAACAGGACAACCTGCTGCTCCTGCAGTTGCACCGGCCAATACTCCTGAACCAGACCCACTCAATTCCCATCTTGAAGATATGGCAGCGGTATGGAAGACTGCTACTACGGCAGATGGCAAGCCGGTCGCTCCAACAGCTGATCCGCTTTCTCAGCCACTTTTCAACTTCAAGAAGGACGATGTGATTGCTAGTGCCAAGAAGCTAGATTTCACATCGAACATCAACCCCGAGCTAGCAGCAAAGGCCTTAGCTGGTGATGCTTCTGCTCTCCAACAGTATGTCAACGAGACAGTGCAAACTGCCTTCGCTGCCATGACATTGAATGCTGGCAACTTGATGAACGAAGGTTTCGTTGCTCATGGCCGTGCATTCGATCAAGCACTTCCCAACCGCCTCCGCAACCACGAAGTTCAGAATCGTGTCTCAGAAGATCCTGTGCTTTCTCATCCTGCAGTTGCTCCTATCATTCAAGCAATGAAAGCAACGATCGCTCAGCAGCAACCGAGTATGCGTCCAGAAGATGTGCAACGAGCTGCTGAGAACTATGTCAAGGGCCTTGGTACTGCGATTAACCTCAATGAAACCAAGGCTGTTGCTAAGAAGCAGGATGCAGCAGCACCAGATTGGATGGCATGGGCCGGACTTGAAAGGTAGCAGCAAGCAGTTGCTGTCACCAACTTCCCACTAACAGTTGAAGGAAATCACCATGGCTATGAGGACAGGTCGCATTGACAATGGCGGCAACGATGTTCAGAAGCAAGGTCCGAATGACATCATCATGGATCAGAAGCGCGCTTACGCTATCACTGCGGGCGCAACCACAGCAATTCCAGCTGAGGCAATCCTCTCTGGCATCATCGACCGCAGTGGTCCTGGTGCTGGCTACGCCGATACTTGGCCAACTGCTGACGCCATTCTCGCTGCCTGCCCTGGCCTCGATGTTGGTGACAGTTTCGAGTTCCTCGTCATCAACGGCGTCGCGTTCGCCAATACCACCGCTGTCGTTGCTGGCACCGGAATCACGCTGACAAACGGCACCATCACTGCTTCCCTTGTCAAGCGGTTCCTGCTGACTTGCTTGGGTGCTGGCCGTACCACCATCGTGCAAGGTCTCACTACCAATGCTGGTTTCGGCCTGAACCTCAACGTTCCTGGCGTCACTCCGTACCAAGCTAACAAGCTTGCGCAGTCGCTGCAACCAGGGATGCTGGCCAGTGGAACTGGTATCGGCGCGGCACCGAACGTGATCACCAGCGTCAACAGTGTCACTGGCATCATCACGCTGGCAGTTGCCAACACTGCGACCGGCCAAGCTGGTGTCACTTTCACCCCGAACATCACCATTCGTGGTTTGTACCAAGCAGCTGCCTGAGCAGTTCACATAACCCTACTTAGGAGAAACAAAATGGCTGTTGGTATCTACAATACTCTGCAGATCCCTGACGATCTCGCACGCAAGAGCTTCGCTGGCATGATCACACGGCTGATGCCGAATGGTACTGCACCGCTCTACGCTCTCACTGCGAGGCTGAGCGAGGAAACTGCTTACCAAGTCGAGCACGGCTTCTTCAGCAAGACGATGCTGTTCCCAACATTCCAGCTCAGTGCTGCTGGTGCGGCCGCTTCTGACACGATACTGCCAGTCGTCAGTACTGCCAATCTCATCCCTGGCATGATGATGCAGATCGACACCACTCGCGAGAACGTGTTGATTCGTGCCATCAATGGTCCGACGCAGATCCTGGTGCAGCGTGGTGTTGGTACTACCGCAGCAGCGGCAATCGGTGCCAGTGTCAACGCTTGGATGGTTGGCAATGCATACGAGGAAGCAAGTCTTCGTCCTGCGTCACTGCTGATCATTCCTGATCGGTTCATCAACTACACTCAGATCTTCCGCAACACCTGGGCTGTCAGTGATACGACTCGTGCTACTCAGCAAGTTGCTGGTGACACCTTCGTCGCCGAGAGCAAGAACGACTGCGCGATGTTCCATGCTGCTGACATCGAGAAAGCACTGTTCTTTGGGCAGAAGTTCTACGGTGCTCTCAACAACCAGCCGTTCCACACGATGGATGGTCTGCTGAACATCATCGCCAATCGTGCTCCTGGGAACATCACAACTCTCGGCGGCACCACAAACTGGACGCAAGCGCAAGCTGCTCTCGATCCGCAGTTCAACCAGGTGACGGATCCCAAGAACAAGCCGGAGCGCATCTTGTTTGTTGGTGGTGCGGCGCGGAACGTTCTCCACAACATCTTCCGCCTGAACAGCACTTACTTCATCGAGGACTCGCAAACAAGCTGGGGACTGCAGTTCGATACTTTCCGCATTCCTCGCGGCCGCTTCATCATCATCGAGCATCCACTGTTCAATGCTTACGGGCAGAGCAGTACCTGGGCGAAAATGATGGTTTCCATCGACCTCAACAGTTTCTCCCTGGCATACATGAATGGTCGCAAGACCAAGAACAGGGAGTTCAATGCCAGCGGCATGCCAGATGTCGACAATGGTGTTGACGCTGTTGGTGGAACTCTCACCAGCGAACTCACTTGCTTGGTGAAGAATCCTGCTGCTGACGGCGTGCTGTTCAACGCAACTGCCGCTGCTGCTGGTTAATCCAGATCTCCCTCCGCTGCCTCGTGTCGAGCGAGTTTAGGCCTGTCATTCCTCCAGGGTGGCAGGTCTCTTTTTATGAGCAGCGGCTCAAATTGTTCAACTTTTGGAGAAACTTATGGCCCAGGAAACTAGTGTCGAGAAGGCAATGCGGGAAGCTGCTGAGCGCGCAAAGGAAAAGCGTGACAAGGAAGAAGCTGACAGGAAAGCAAGGGAAGCTGAAGAAGCTGCTAACAAGCGTGCTGAAGAAGATCCAGGAGTTGCAGCCAGCAAGAAGCGCCAAGAGGAAGAAGAAGCAAAAGCTGATGCTGAAGCTCGTCGCGCAGAAGCTCAGGAGTTTGCAGCTCGCAACGCGCAGAACGCAGCAGCAGTTGGGCTAACAACCCAAGACCAAGCACTAGGAGGTGTTCCAAGTGTCACTGCAAACGCAGCCGGGGATCTGGTACCAGCCGATCAACTCATCGCCGGACAACCACTATATCCGGAGCAGGCGCAACAGCAAGTTATTCAGCCTCAGAAAGTTGCATTGGCAACGGTTGATCCTGTTGCTCCAGAACGTTCAGCCGGCTGG